CCAGTATTTTACGACGACGAGCCCCAGATGGGGGAGGGTCCATCAGGTGAGCAACCCTCCAAGGGGTACACCTCGATTGACGAGGAGAAGTCAGATCTCATAAACAAGTTGACACGCTTGGAGAAGAAGGGGTTCTCTGTGAATAAGCGCCTCAACGCATACTCAAATGTTGAGGAACTTAGGGCTGAGGTTAAGAGGATTACCTACAGTATTGATGTGGAGCAGTCAATTCGGTTTTCTAGACGTATGCTTGTGGCGTGTGTGACTGGTCTCGAGTTCCTCAACAAGAGGTACAACCCCTTCGAGATTCAGTTGGAGGGGTGGTCTGAGTCTATCATGGAGAATGTTGACGACTATGATGGTGTATTTGAGGAACTCTATGTCAAGTATCGGTCAAAGGTCAGCGTAGCCCCAGAGGTCAAGCTCATCATGATGTTGGGTGGTTCGGCCATGATGTTCCACCTGACCAACTCGATGTTCAAGTCGGTGATGCCCAACATGAATGATGTGATGAAGCAGAACCCCGATCTCGTGAAGAATATGATGAATGCCGTCCAAAATACGACACGGAACCCCGGGGGACCGGCCACAGAGGCCCCAGTTGGTGGGACAGGGCAGTACGAGATGCAGGGCCCAGGTCTAGACATTTCTAGTTTGATGGGGGGCATCATGATGCCCCCACCACCCCCAATGAACACGACACCCCCCACAATCCAAGAAGAGGAGGACGTCTCCGACATAATGTCCATCTCAGGTGATTCCACAGGTGGTGAGGTGAAGGAGGTCAACGTGGGGGCCGCAAAGGCTAAGAGGACCAGACGGAAAAAGAAGACTGAAATTAATCTCTAAATAATATATAAATGATAGCGTACTGTCCGCTTGAGGAGGTAGATCCTCCTGTCCGACATCAGAAAGTTGTCGAAGAACCGGTGGCCAAGGAGCCAACGGTTGGTCGCGAAGAAACTGAAATGAATTACGTCATCATGGGTTTCATTGTCGGCGTGATTATTCTCGCCGTCTCTGATTCCATCAGGGCGTAAATGTAATAAATCTACCGAGGGGTTTTCCCCCAAAGTAAATTTAGTATGCGAAAGATGTGAAAACTGTAGTACCAGATTTGATATTGAGAAGTTTTCCACCAAGAGCAGAATGGATTTTCGAATATATGTCATATGAATATCCAACTCCAGTGGCGTTTACGGGTCTAATAGATATAGTGTTAGATGTGGTCGTAACAGTCGGACTCCACGGATTTGGATTTACACCACCGAATAGTTTCTTTATACCTATAGTTATCGGTACAGTAGACACTGTTCCGTCACTTGTTCCACCCTGAAATTCTAAAATCATCGTACTTATACTGGAAGGGTTTGAAGTTTCTCTCAATTGGGTAATTACCCTACCATAAAACGCGTTATTTCCGAATTCCATTGTAATAGTTTTATCTCCAGGTGGTGCACTGGGTGAGATTGTTACTACGTTAGAATAACGTTTACACGCCATTTCTCCATCACCATCATTTGTCACAACACCACCCTTAAATTCTGAATGACCTTCAGAATTAATTTTCAATCGTTCAGTTCCCTTTGTTTTGACTGTGATATTTTGGTTTTCTACGTTCGACGTGGAACCACCCATAGAAATTTCACTTACTTTCGAAGTAGCTGGATTCACAGTCTGTCCCGCACGTAAAGTAAGGCGTTGTGTTTGGGGTTCACCAACGGCTGTTTCTGTTGTATCGGCTCGGAAAACAGCTGAGTTATCGGCTGATACTTCTTCTGTCTTTATTTTTCCCATGTCGATACCACTCGCTGCCGGGGCTGGTGCATCTATGATTACCTTTACTGGAGGAGTATCGAGTTTTTTTGTAAAAATATGTTCCGATAGAATAAGAACACGGGGCATCTCTATATTAGTTACCGAATAAAATACCCGCCATACCGTTTTGTATTCTGAGAATGTTGTAATTTAATGCGTATACAAATATATGTGTATCTGTCCTATTTGACCCCCTTTCGGCATTTCTTATAATAATTTTAGCGTTATCCAATCTACTGAAGTTACATGTTCCACTGGGACTGTATTCCGAAGAATTCATACAGAAATGGAATGGGAAATATCTTGTGTATAGCATTACCTGGTTGTCCGCTCTAAAATCGATATGAGCAAATTTTGATTTCAAATAACTTTCAACTGTATGAAAATACATTGGAGACATACTTTCTAGTAGGGGTGTTCCATTTAATTGGATATCTACGGTTTTAAATGTAAACCTGTCATCTACAAATTCTTCTGATAATGTCCCAAATCCAAAAAATAAAGACTTCACGGGGTGATTAAATTGTGAAATCTCAAGGCTATTGTAGTTAGTTGTACCAAAATCGATTGGATATTCAATTCTTTGGACTTGTGTAACAATCATATCAATTTGACGATTGACAAAACTCTCCCGTTCATCTGTGTCCAAGTACACATAGTTCCCGTATACAGAAATTCTCTTCTGTGCGTCCGTTAGACTAGCTTCTCCAGGTCCATTAAAGTAAGTTGTATCGAAATTAACTTTCACTTCGACTGTGTGATTCTGTAAGGCTACCAATGGTAAATATGCCCCACCATCACAAAAAAAGAAGTGTAAAGGAACAAACGCGATATTACCAGGATTTGATTTTACGTTTATTTCTTGTGATTTAGTCCAGGTATCGGCTAAATAGTTTGCCCAAATATCATTATAATAATCGTAGTGTTGGGAATCAATCTTTTGACCACCAATGTAAAGATCAATTGTTGAATTGTAAAAAAGATTTGAAGAAATGTTAGCTTCCCCGGTTCCTTCAAACCACATTGCATTTATAATGTCACCATAGACCGGGATAGTAATAGAATTATCGGTTTCTGTTATTTCTTTTATAAATTTGGGAGCCTGTGAGAAATTTTTATATCTCGCAAATTTTGTTCGAAAAAATGAATGACCATCTTCACTCGTAATATAAATATCCTGTACACCCTTAGATACTATTTGTATTAATGCACCAGACATTTATTTATTAATTAGATTATAAAAATAGACACTTTCCCTGAGGGAAGTCATCTTTCTTCTTTTCTTCCCCCCCCTTTCCGTGAATATTGAATCCACCTTGGCGGTACACCTTCATTCTCTTATAGTACATCGCTGTAAAGACTGACCATGGGTCGTGAATGTCGTAAATGTGGGGGTTATTTTTTTTACCCTTGGTCTCCCTCATGATGCGTCCAATACTTTGAACAATGTCAGACTTGGGTGAAGCTAAGATTACAGTGTCTAAGGTTGGTATATCCAATCCTTCGTGGGCTTGACTGAACGTCGCGAAGATGATCTTCTTCTTTGAGGATTCTTGGAGATCCTTCTCTTTCATACCACCCATGTAGAGCCCAGAGCTCTTTGGAAAACATTGGTGGAGAAATTCACAATGAAATCTCCTATCGCTTAAAACGAGGAGTTGCCTCGTTCCCACTGAAGCCTTTTTTACAAGTTCTACCAACATTTTGTTCCTATTCCTGTCTTCGATCAACTCTGTGATCATATTGGGCATAGAGATCTTTCCATTTCTCATGGAGGGTGGGGGATTACGGTAATTGAAGCATTCGTAGGTGACTGTAAATACCTCCACCTGTTCCTGATTCTTTCTCTCCACTGCGAAGAATGTGGGTCCCATGAACCAATGGAGGACTTTGGTGAGTCCATCCTTCCTTTCTGGGGTCGCAGAGAGACCGAAAATATGTTTCGGACACAACTTGAAGAGAGATTGACTAAATACTTTGGCACATATATGATGGGCTTCATCTACAATGAGGGTTCCCACACTTTCAAAGTCTCCAAAACTATACTCCTTTAGGGAAAGAGATTGTAACATGGCGATGACAAAGTCGCAGTCAACCTGTTTCTTATCCTGTTGGACGACACCAACTGTAGCCCCTGGACAAAACTGTTGGATTCTCTCCCTCCATTGATCAGCTAGGAACTGTTTATGAACGACAATCATGGTTCTGTATCCCAACGTACAGGCTATTGCCAGGGATACGGTGGTCTTCCCAAAACCACACGGGAGTGAGAGAACGCCATGACCCGCCTTAAGAGCTGCAGCAAGTGCTTCATTTTGGTGTGTTGCGTCTCGAAGGGTACCGGCAAACTTCGTTCTAATCCGAGTGGGTTGGGGTCTTCGATCTTCCTTAGGTTCACCAAGTTTCTCGATACCATAGAAGCGCGGGACACAGATACCATTTTTAGTCGTTTTAAAAACTTTAAAAGGTGGTGGTGGAAATCCGTAATCCCCATTGACTATAGGTCTTACGGTAAGCTCCTTTTTAATTTCTTGGAGGGGTCCCTCACCTGTGAGGTACCCAGTTCTAGTGAGAACTGTCATGTCCTTAAATATCATTGTGAAACTTTAAATATATTCGGAAGAATTAAGAATCCAGGTAAATCCTGAGTGATTTCCAACATTCCAATATCCCTTAAATTCAGTTTCAATCTCCACTTCGTCTCCCTTGACTAACGACTGTATAGGTTTACCTTTGACTTCGCACATCACCCGCCTATATCTAAATGGAACTTTCACTTTGAGGATATTTCCTTCTAGAGGATTGTCTGGTGTACCAGTTGTTGTGAGAAAGTGTTGTTTATAAAGATGAACAGTGTTTATTTTTTTTGAAATATTTTCTGGAATTAAAAAACGAATGTACATCTTCCCATTGTATTCATACATTGGTTCATAAACGGATGCTGAAATTTTCATTGATGTCTATTACGATATACTAAAATTATAACTATAAGTATCATAAGTAAAAGGATTACAAGTTGACTAACTGTAAATGGTTTTATAGGCTTTCGTGTTCCAAAACATTGGTGACTAAGTGACCTAGAAACCTCAACTGCAGATTCTATACTCGAATATGGTGTATGTCTAGGAGACATCATACCACACATGGCAACTTTAGAACATTTACCGAAAAATGGGAGCTGTCCATACAGACTGAGAACTCCCGATGATTGTGAGAAAGTCCACCCATCATTTTCATTCCAATCTGCACCCCACCCAATTCTTATATCTTCTGGTGGTGGTAAACCAAGTTGTTCAATGACTTCAAGTTTTAACATTTCGGGAGTATTAGATAGAATTTCTCTGGTTATTTTGCATATAACACATGATATAGTTTTCCCGTCCGATAACACTCTAGGTTGTAAATTCCAAGGTGTTGTCGCAGCGATCTCAAGATCGGATTTTATTTTTACAGGTTCGTTATAATCAAGTAAAACATTTATGGCTCCGTATGTACTTTCACGAACCTTCTTATCAGCTTCAGGTCCCCAATTATCTCCCAAAAGTTTTAAAGCTGGACTGTTGTCTATACACAAAAATAAATATCCATCATCTATAGTCGTATTGTTGGATAATGAAGCCTTATATGTATCATCCATATATTCAACCTTTTCAACTTCAACATTGTAAACAAAATTTACACCAGCTTCAATGAGAGCATTTTCCATTTCATCACACATAAAACGTCCAGAACCCTTTTGTGTATAGGGTTTTGAGAGAGCCACATTATTGAGATTATTTACAAATTCATAGGCCGACATAACATCCCATGTAACACCGTCCATTATAAGAGGAAGATGTTCAAGAAGGGTTTTAGCACTTGCACTCACTGTCCCTATAGCATCTTTTAAACTAATACTCCTGTATTTATCTGGTTGTGTAAAAACTTTGAATATGAGGGTCAGTAGTATACCATAATCTTTTACACCAAGAGAATTTTTTAGAAATGTGGTATGCTCACCACCATCTTTAGATGGTTCGAAAACGTCATTCCAATTGATATTCATTTCTTCAAATAAAGAACGTGTATTTACAAAAGCTTTATCAAATACAACTCTATGTGCGTGAATATCTCTCATACCAGTTTCAGGTTCCCACCATGAACCACCAGCCGATGTTTTTTTGTCGTAAATTGTTATGTCATGTTCTTCACCTGAGTGAATAATCTCCCAAGCGAGGGACATCCCCGTAGGACCGGCACCTATTATATGAATCTTCATTCTACTCTTAGTAGATATTAAAAAATATCTTCATATGATAGGTATGTTGAGTATTAGGTGCAATGTGATCAAACCCTTATCAAAACCGACTCAACAGAAGGTAAAAACTTGGAAGTTTGCCGCCAAATTTTTGTGGAAAGAGCGTTTTGTGGAAGACAAAGCGGAGCTTGGCAGGTGGACGAAAGATCAACTTCTCGATCTTGGTCCAACATTTGTAAAATTAGGGCAAATTGCGTCCACGAGGGGAGACCTCTACCCCCCAGAGTTCACCCGTGAACTTGAATCTCTTCAAGATGACGTTCCGGCTTTTGATTATAACTTGGTCAAGGACCAGATTGATCTAGATATTTTCAAAGACTTTGATGAGGTTCCGTTTAAGTCTGCAAGTATTGGTCAAGTTCATAAGGCTACCCTCCAAAACGGAAAACCTGTAGTTGTGAAATTGAAAAGACCTGGTATTTATGACACGATGCAAACTGACACCGAAACCTTGAGAAAAATACTGAAAGTAGTTCAATCTTTGGGGATTGATACTGGAAATAGTTCAGATTTTGTTCTCAATGATTCGATTGAATATCTTTTAGGTGAAGCAGACTATGTTCAAGAAGTCAATAATGCGATGAAATTTAAGAGGTCTTTGAAAGATGTTGATTGGATTAAGGTTCCGCGGGTGTATAAAAAGTATTGTACGAATGAAATGATTGTAATGGAATATGTACCAACAGATAAGATTACCGAAATCAAGGACAAGAAAATCAACAAGTTAAAAGTGTGTGAAG